GTGCTGTCTGCTGCATATGCGTCTACGTATACTTTCATTGCGCCGTTCAATGTACCAACCATTTTAGTATTTGTTGGTGCTTCGAATGTGCCTTCAGTTGTACGTGCAAACGCTGAAGTTGTAGCTGACTGTAGGATAGTTAGTGCAAATGGATACCACTGCCCAGTTACCTGCGCCTCTACGTGTACGCTGTGCAATCAAGTTGCTTGCGCGGTTGATTTGTACTGCAAGTGCAGCATGCTCGTCACCTACGAAAGTAGCTGTACCTGATACTGCTGCTTGGTCGTATGTTTCAACGGCTGCGCCGGCTAATGTACCCAAAGAAGCTAATACTTCTTGGTCAATCTCAGCAGTGATCTCTTGTGCAAGAGCTGCCATGATTTCTGCTTCAACATCAATACCGTGCATAGACTGTGCGTCTTGTGCTGATTCAAACGTCCAACGAGCACTCAACTTACGAGTTTTCGCTTCAACGGTTTGCTTCAATACTTGAATGCTTAATCTGTTACCAGCTTCGCCTTCAAGTGATGCTGTAGCATCTGCTCTACCGTTTGCATTACCTGAGTAAGACTCAGCAATTTTGAACGGAGAAAGTGCTTCTTCACCTGCTGTTGCGCCTGATGCACCAGCGTTGAAAGTGTCCGCATAGCGAACTCTTAATGTGTGGATCTGACCCACTGGACCTGTCATTGGTTGTACACCAACTAACTCGTTAGCAATAACGGTTGGCATTACACGTCTGATCACAGGAAGGATCACACGATTTAGTGTTGCGACATTGCCCGCTGATGTAGCACCTGCTGTTGCAGATTCTGACAAATACTTACGGGTGTTTTCTAGCGTAGCAGCCATAACAGACTTCTTGTTGCCTTGCAAGCCTTCAAGAAGAGCAGTTTTGGTGTCCTGCCAGCGGCTTTCTAATAATTCTGACATCATTATCTCCTTAATTATAATCCAGCAAGACGTTTAATATCAACAACATTGTTGTCTGAAGTATCGTCTGCTCTGGTTTGTGTCATTGGTTCTGTGCGGTTGCCTGTTATTTCTGTGCCTTCTGTAATTACTGCCTTACGCTTTGCTGGAGTATTTCCGTCAATAACTGATGGTAAGTACTTGTCAAACTGTTTTTGCAAACGGTCTGTTTGTACTGATTCCAGTAAGTCTGTCATAATCTCGCGTTGATCTTTGCCAAGAGGCGAAATCAACTCGTTCATAATCTTTTCACGCTTTGCAGCTTCAACTAAGCGAGATCTCTCTTTGCCTGCCGATTCTGCAAGTGTTTTTGCTTTTGCTGCAAATGCTTTTGCTTCTGATAGTTGCTTGTCTTTTGAGTCAAGAACTTTCATTAATTTTGCAGTTTCTGATTTCTCATTTAAATATGAGGTACCGTATTCTGGTGCATATGCTTCAAAGATTTTACGACCAAAGTCGTTTCTACGTGCTGTGTCAATATCTTCTTTAAGTGCAGTAATTTCACTCTTAAGTGATTTACCAACCATTTCTGATACTGCTGTAGCACTTCTTTCGATAAAGTCTCGTTTGACTTTAGCAAAGTGGGTTTTAGCTTCACGTACTAAACGTACTTTTGTTTCAGCTAAGTCTTTTTTGTCTTCATAAAATTCTGCAATTTCATTAGATAGAGCGTCTACTACAAATTCTTCTAGCTTTGCATAGTTTTCTTGCATAGCTACTTTATCTGCACGTAGTTCTGAAATTTCTGATTTAAGTTGTTCAACAACAAATCCTTTAAGAAGGTCTGCATTTTCACGCATAGCAATAGCATATTTTGCTTTTGCTTCAGCTAATTGCTGACGATCTTCTTGGAACTCATTAATTTCAGCTGAGAGGCTTTCTTCTAGTAAAGTGTCAATTGCTTCGACCATTGTCTGCTTATCATGCTCATACTTCTGTGCGAATTCTTCGCGAAGTTCAGCAGTAGCAGCACGGCGATTTTCAGCAATCTTGCTTTCCCAAGCTTCTTCAATTTGTGCTCTGACTTCTTCATTAACTACATCGTTTTCAAAGAGTGTTTTCAGTGCATCTATCATTACGTTCTCCTAGTTTAATGGAGTTTACTGATTATGTTAATCAGTGATTCCTTAAGATACTTTTGTGCCTTGTCGTCATGTTTTGTTGCCTGTGCTAATTCGTATGCCTTCATTCCCCCACGTGCATTCATAAGTGTTTCATAAATTGGTGTTGGATATGCACCAGGGGCGCTAGGCTGAGCCACAACGTCCACAGTGATTATTTCAAAATCAGAGACGGTATTGCTACCGTCTTCTGATACGTTACCAGAGCCCCTAGACGAAACACCTAGTTTAACACCTGCTTCAAGCATTGTTCTAACTAAC